AATTTGAAAATCAAAGATAGTTGGACATAACTACCTTTTTGCTTTTATATTTTGATCTCTTTCGAGTTTTTACATTGTGTAACCTTTATTGTTGCATATACATACAACAGAAATATGAAAAAGCCACATATTTTGTGGCTTTTTTTGTGTTTATGAACAATTAATTGTTCACTACCTTTTAGGTTTATTTATATTTCTATTTGTTCTTGATTGTGTTTTATTCATAGGTTTTCCTTTACCCGGGTATTTATTTCCAGGATCTTTCATAGCATCAGGTTTTGTTATTATTTGAGTTTGTGATCCTAAAAAGTCATCATTTGGACTACATAGTTCTTCATAACAAGAGCATATACTACTTCCATCACTAAAACCATTCATTATACTATTAAAATAATTAGGAGGATTTGAAAGTTGATCTGCCCCCCAATCATCTGGTGCATTCGTATAATATACAGGACCTCCTGTATAAGGACACATTTCAGGCCATGTTAAAAATCCTATATCAAAGTATTCACTGTGATCTATTCCTCCAGTACATCCTCCTTTTCCATTAAATATAATTTCAGCATTACCATAGCATCCAGATTCATCCCCGTCGAAAACTTGTTCATTTATATATAGTGGTTTAATACCTGCTAGTTTTTGAAATCTTTCTTTTAATAATTTTTTCATAATTTTTTTTATTTTAACAAATACTACATACACCTGTATTTTCACAGATGATGTCTCTTATTATATTGTTTACTTTTGTGTATTTATATTGTGGTTTTATAATTTTACTTTCATTCATTTTTCCTCTAGCAGGAGCAACATAAGCTCCATGAGTTGAAGGGTTACTTACAAAATCCCAACATACTAATTCAAAATCATCTTGTACTTCTAAAGTTCCTTCATTTAAATTTTCTTCTACTGAACCCATTCCTCTAGAACTAACACCTAACATAAGGCCTGCTGCAAATAAAGCTTTTAATATTTTACCAGCGGGTGTGTCTAATATTTCAAATTCTCCCATAACATCATCTCCGTCCCACCAACATTTTCTTATATTATGAGATACATTTTGTAGATTTACAATAGAAGATTCAGGGTGATCTAATTCTCCCATTGCTCTTCTATCTTTAATAGGACCATCTATATATTTTTGAATTTCTCTTTCTAATATATTTCGAGGATAAACTCTTTCATTTTGATTTTTAGCTTCAGCACGTTGTATAACACCTGATACTATTAAAGGTTTATTTTCCTTAATAGCTTGTTCTGCTAATTTTTTATTTACATCAAATGGTCTATATTCTGTTAGTAACATATTTATGTTTTATTAAAGTGGTTCTATTATATGTTGTTGTAAATATCCAGTTCCATCATCTTTAGCTGATTGGCCTTGTAACCATTGTAAATATTCTTCACTACCTTCACGTTCCGCTTCACCTGTTTCTGGGTTTACTAATTTATGTGTTGCGGGGCCAGGACCTCCTTCTTGATCTTTATATTTAGCTTCTAAATCTGCAAGAGTATCCATATTCCAAGGGTCTATTTCTTTTTCTTCTCCTCCATCTCCATCAGTTACCTCATATTCATCATTAGATCTAAATTTATATGTTTGAAAATTATTTTCTTCATCACTAAATTCTTCTTGTCCTAATAATGCGGATCTTAAAGTAGGATGGTCTTTTAATGCTTTTGTAATAGCTGCTTTTTTACCAGGGACATCAAATTGTAATATAGCTACTAATAAAGATTCATATTCCATTCTATTATTTACAAATTGACCTACTATTTTCATAGCTTTTTCAACGTCTCCAGGAGGAGTTAATCCAGGTCCTGACGCACCATCAGAAGCATCATCAAATTCGTTTAAAGGCATATAATTAATATTGGCTTTACCATCTCTATTTTCAGTTAGCCATTTTTTATAATTAAATTTTTTCATTTTTTTCTTCTTTTTCTTAAAAATTTTTTTGTTGGATAAGCCATTCCTGCATTACCTGTAACAGAAGTTCCAGTACCTGTCATACTTGCTTCATCTAATTCTTCATCGCCTCCATCTCTACTATCCATCCATTTTCTAAATTTTGCTGCAAATTCACCAGCATAATCAGCAGCTGCAAGTTCATCATTTTTAGCGTAAATATCTTCTAATGTATCTAATATTTCAGATAATGAAAATTTATCTGCTAATTCTTCTAAAGCTGCTCGTTGTGAGCCTTCTATCTTAGGTTCAACATCACTTAAGTAGTCAGACTGTTGTAGATCTTTCTCCTTAGCCATCATTTGTTGGACTTTGGATCTTTTTAATTCATCATCCTCTAAATCTGGAGTAAAGTCATCTTGCTCCTTTAGTTGTTGTTTTAACCATTGTTCAGCCTGCCATTTATGTATGTCAAATTTTTTAGCCATGGATTTCTTTTAATTCGTTTATTAATTCGTAATAATTTAATAAGTTAGTAACATTATCATCATGTACATTTGATTTTTTGTTTACTAAATTAATCATATCTTTAGTTTCTTTTAATTTAATAGCAATTGCTTTATCTTCAACTTTTTTAGAATATTTTATTAAATCTTTTTTTATTTGTTTTACTTCTTGGTTTATATATGCTTTAAGAGAAGGACTATTAGTAACATTATTAACATATTCTTTTAATAATGATTTTTGATTTTGAGCTAAATTATTATATTTTGTATTAAATTTTTCTAATATTACTTTATAAGTAAGTAATTTTGTATTTTTATCCTGTTTATTATAATTTTCTAAAACTGGATTTTTAGATTTACCTTTTGGTAATTCAATTATATGTTCTAAAAGAGTTGATTTAGAATTAACTATAGATGTAGGAGAAGCTTCTTTATTTTCAAGTAAGTTATAAATTGAAGCTAATATTTTATAATTATTTATTTTAGATTTAAAAAAATTACCTACGTCATAATTATTTTTGATTTCTTTAATCAAGTTGTATTTTTCTCTCCTTAATTGACTTTTACTTAAATTTTTATGAGCTTTCATTAACTCCTCAATTAACATAGTTGCTTGAGATTCCCTTTTATATTTTTGGTTTATTAAAGCATGATATATTTGATATTCTTTAAATAATTCAGTTTTAGAATTGAAATGTTTTTTTAGAAAGTCTAAAGACTTAGATGAATTCCCCGATATAGTTTCAGCAGTTAACTGTCTAGTAAGGAGTTCAAATAAGATTCCAGTATTCTTGTACTTAGAATGTTTTTGTTTCATTATAATGCACTATATATTTTTGTCTATATATAAATATAGAGATATTTTTAAGACTTAATATTTTCTTCAGATAAAAGTCCTGTTTCTTCTTCTTCTTTTAAAATTTGTTTTTTATTTTTAAGTTTTTGAAGAGATCTTTTTATATTAGCTACTTCAAAAGTTGAAACTTTATTAGTATCTTTAGATTTTTCTGGACCTTCTGCTTCCTGACCTTTTTTCCCTAAAGGATCTCTACTAAAATTACTTTTATCAGAACCATAATCTTGTGGTTTTTCTATAGGACGTCCTGGGTCTTTTTCATCATATCCTGTCGGTACTTGAGCAGGTCCTACAGCTTTATCTCTTTTATTACCATATAATGAAGCTAAATCATGAGGAGTACCATATGATATTCCTGATTCTACAGGGTCATTTCCTTCATTTTCAAGTTGAGAAAGTCTAAACTTCTGCATAGCATCATCTAACATATTTTCTTTTTGATCCATATATTCATCTGGAGATAACCCATAAATATTTTCATATACCCAATCTTTACTAAATATTTTATTATCTACCATAGTTTGAGCTACTGTAGTTTTTGCTGTAAATAGTTCTATTTTTTCTTGTTCGTATATAACAGATGGAGTAGTTAATTCTAAAGAAAAATCAACTAACTGTTCATCACTAAATCCTTGTGAATATAAATGTACTAAAGCAATTTTAGTTAACTCTGATTCTAAAATTCTTTGAATTCTTTCTACTGTACGAGCAAAACGGATATCCATACCTGCTAATGTTGATTTTCCTTCTACTCCTTCCTCATAACCTAAAAATGGTTTTGGAATTTTTAAAGCAGCCATCATTTTAGCTTTTAAATATTCAATATCAGTGGTACCATCATAATCTAAACCTTTTGTAGTATCAATTCTTGTTGATGCATCATTACCTCTAATAGGGATAAAGAAATCTTCAGTCATATTTTGGATATTAAACTTAAGATTATAATCACCTGTGCTTTGGTCTATATAAGGGGTTTTTTTCATTTTATTAGCAGTATCAGACATAAATTGTTCTACCTTATCAGGATCAGTATTACCAATATTAATGTAAAATACTCTTTTTTCAGGAGCCCTCATTATTCTATGGATTAACATTGCGTCTTCCATTAACATTAATTGTTTAAATACTTTACGAGCAGGTTCAAGAAATGATCTACCATAAGGTAAATAATTTGAATCTGTTAATAATCTAAAATGAGCTACTTCATAATTTTCTAAACTAAATTGGTCTCTTCTAACAGTATTAGTAGCACCACTTGCTAATCCATTAGGATCAAGAGTAAATCTAGTATAAGAAGGATTTTCTGGATCTGTTCCTTCTTCTCTTACTACTTCGTAAACGGATAAAGGTATAACATTATAAATACCGAATTTTTCAGATACTTCTAATTTTAAATAAAAGTCTCCATATTTAACCATATTTCTAACCCAAGTAGGAAGATTAAATTCTATATTTAGAACATCATAAAACAAATTATGTAATACTTTTCTTATATTTTCATCAGAAGAATTAATATTTAAAGTTTGACCATATTCATTTCTAGCAGTAGTTTCATCTGACATAATATCTAAAGCAGCTGCTATAATAGGGTCATGATCCATAGCTTCATAATCACTATAAAGCTGTAACCTCATTGATTGATAGTTAAGTGTAGGGTTATATTGCAATGATGACCCTACAGGTCTATGTAGACGTGTAAATCTATCATATAAAGAATTTGTAGCAAGATTTCCATATTTTTGGATTCTTGCAGTATCCATTACTTTAAGTCTTTTTCCTCCTATGTTACGGATAATAACATCACTTGAAAAAAGTCTTTGTAATCTTGAAAATAAACTAGTATCTGCCATATTGTTTGTTTTTAATACATATTAATCTAGAAGCCAAGTCAAGTCTTGTTGACCTTTGTCTCCCATATCTTGTGACCATCCGGCCTGTTTTTTGTTTACTCCACCACCTATAAAAATAGGAGGAGTACTTTTTTTCCAATTACCTAATGCGGCATTTGTTAAATCTAACCCTTGTTGTGCAAATTTAAGAGCTGTATCTCTTACATAACATGCTGTTGCCAGAGCCATAACTAAATCATCATTATATCCCGTTTGTGCTTCTGCTCTTCCATTTTTCCAAATAAAAGTACGCATTTCTTCCATAGTTCTTTTTCCTTGAAGGGTTATTGATTTTTCTCTTAAATAAGCATCTAATTTTCCTATTACTAATGGTCTTGTTTTTAAAGACATTGTAAATCCAGGAACCATTTTAGTAGTATCTATTATATCATGTCCTTTAGCTAAAAAAGCATCTGCATTTGTTGCTGCATCTCCTTTAGGAGAATAATATAAATTTTTATAACCTTTATCTATAACTACTTGTATTGTATTCCATCCTATGTTTGCATTTTCTATAACTAATAATGCATTATTATATTCTGTGGCCACAGCTACTAACATATGTCCATATTCTTTAGTACCTATTTGAGCTTTAAATTCTGCTATTTGTTTACTTTCTTTTATATCAATAATATGAAAAGCAGAATAATCTTTACTATCTCCCCTTGCTACATCGGCTACTACCATATAATTTCTATTATAATCAGGATATTCCCAAACATGAAAACTACCATCTATCCCTCTTCTTTCTACAGGATCACATATACCAGTAGTTTCATAATGGTTTAATAATTCAGGACTAAATACAGTATTACCTGAAGTTGTGAAATCACAATCACATTCTTGTGATGCCATTCTATGACCTAATTCATCTTCTTGTTGGCTTCTCCAAGCTTCATCTCTTTCTGGATGTACTGTCCAAGGTAATCTAATAGGTAAAAACCCATTTTCTCCTGTTTCTGCTTTAACCCACATTCTATGAAAGAAGTTTCCAGTTCCATTAGGGGTTGATAATACAATTGCTCTACCCCCCGTTGATAGTGTTTGTTGTGATGATGCCCAAATTTCTTCTATTCTATTTTCTTCAATAAAAGCAGCTTCATCAATTATTAGTAAAGAAATAGCTTCTGATCTACCAGCATCACTTGCTGCTGATACTGCTTTAATTTGTGAACCATTTTTAAGCCGGAGGGCTAATTTATTATTTTCTTCAAAACCAAGTTTAAGCCAAGAAGGTAAATTTTCATACATAAATTTTACCTTTGTTACTAAGTTTTTAGCTGTATCTTGTTTTGTTGCTATTACAAGAACATTTATGTCTTTTTGAAATAACATATACCATAAAGACATACCTGCTGAAAGAGTAGAAATTCCTAATTGTCTTGATTTAAGTATAATATTTCTTTAATAATCCTAAAACTTTTTCTTGAAATGTAAATAAATTAAATTGAATACGACCTCTTGTAGGATGTTGAATCATACAGTACTTTTTCATAAAGTATACAGGATCTTTAGCACACTTTAAGTATTCTTGTTTTATTATTTGTTTAATATTAGGTTGAGACATATATTAATACATATTACTTAAAACAGATTTTATTCGGTTAACTCTATCTTTTGTAGTACCAGATATATCTATTATTATACATTGATCTTTATATTCTGATATTATTTCTTTTATCTTATCATCAATATATACTCTATATCTTTCATCTGTTTCTCTAATACCATTATCTTCTATAGGTATAGAAAGGTCATTTATATAAAAAATAATACTATATTCTTTTATAAGATGACTTAAAGCATTTTTTAAAGAATTTTTTTCTTCTTTATTCATAGCTTCAGATAAAGCACAATTCTTTTT